GCTCGACATGGAGTGCCAGTAATGGGTTGGTCAGAAACAAAGCGATTGCCAAGCGAAGGGCCAGAGCCCAACCTGGGCGCCGGCATCAGTCGGCCGCTGCCGTCCGAGGCGACCAGGCTTTACCGGCTGTCCGTCAAGCAGCCAGGCAAGCCAGTCCTGCGGCTGACGATCCCAGCGCCGACGAAGGCAAAGGCCATCAAGTATTGCCAGAACCGCTGGCCTGACTGCACCGTCGAGGTACTTCAATGAAATTGCTGGACACTTTGACTGAGCTGTATTGGTCGCTTGGCGAGTACAGCATTGACGACCGCCGCCGCATGAAGACGGTGGTTTACGAGCTGGCCAAGATCATTCGCACCTGGGCGCCAGACCCTGGGCAGGCCCGCATCTGCCACCTGGCCATCAACGAAGTGGCGGATCGGTTGGTCAGGGAGGTGGAGGAATGAAGGCCCTGATCGACACAGAGGTCTACCTCTACCGAGCTGCCGCGGCCTGCGAGTTTGAGGCCGAGTGGGACACCGATGATTGGACTTACCTCTGCCGCCATGGCGATGCGCAGGCTCAGTTCCAGGAGGCGATCAGCGAAATCCGAGACACCCTGCCCGACCACCGGCCAGTGCTGGTGTTCAGCGATCGGGTGTCCTTCCGCTATGGCGTCTGGCCGCACTACAAGGCCAACCGCAAGAAGTACCGCAAGCCGGCTGGCTACCGGCACTTGATCGAGTGGGTCAGCAAGGTGGCCCCGGCCCGCGGCTGGGAGGTGGTGCGCCTGCCGGACATCGAAGGAGACGACGTGCTCGGCGTCCTCTATGAGGAGGGCGACGTCATCGTCTCGATCGACAAAGACATGCTCACCCTGCCGGGCCTGCACCTGCGGGATGGCGAGTTGATGGAAGTGAGCCGACTTGAGGCCGATCGCAACTTCTACACCCAGGTCCTGGTAGGTGACGCCAGCGACAACTATCCCGGCTGCCCCGGTGTTGGTGCAGTAGGCGCAGCAAAGCTGCTTGCTGGCTGCACTGCAGAGGTGGAGATGTGGGAGGTCGTGCTTGAGGCCTTTTCCAAAAAGGCTCTTGGCGAACCGCACGCCATCACCCAGGCCAGATGCGCACGGATACTGCGTGCTGGCGAGTACGACTTGACTGCCCAGGCTCCCCTGCTATGGAGTCCGCCGGTAGCCTGAGGTTAATCTGCACCCCTGCAGTGTTGCAGCCAATCGTCACCGTTGAACTGATCCAGAAGCTGAAGGGCGTCTTTCCTGATGTCCCCGGCCGGTCGATGTCTCATCGGGACATTGATCACTGGATTGGCCAGCAGGAAGTCATTGGCTACCTGGTGAAGCTGCTGGAAGAGCAGCAATCGGACCCGCTCAATCTGGAGGACCTCTGATGTGCTTTGGAGGAGGCGGCAGCCCAGCCGTAATCACGATGCCCGACACCAGGGCCTACGACCGGCAGGCGCAGCTCCAGATGGATGCCATGCGCCAGACCCAGGAGATGGGCGCCACGATCAAGCAAGGCGAGCTCAACCAGGCCTTGGCTGCTCAGCAGCAGACCCTGGCCGACTTGCGCGACGCCAAGGTGCAGCGCGCAAGCGAGACAGCTGCCAACGCTTCACGCATGGCGGCCTTGATCGGCGCGCCGCCGCCTGAGCCGACCGCCAAGGCCCCGACGATCGGCTCGGACCGGGAGGCGGTGGCCAGATCCAGGGGCAAGAAGGGCCTGCGGATTGATCGCGCCACGCCCGCCAGCGACGCAGCCGGCACCGGCCTCAACATCACCACTGCATAGCCATGTGCTTCTTCTCCTCTCCATCGGCGCCACAAGTCGTCTACCAGGGCCCGAGCCAGGCGGACATTGACGCCAACAACGCAGCCCTGGACACCTACCGGCAACAGTCCACAGCGCAGCAGCAGCAGTTCTCGGCTGCGCTGCAGAAGCAAATCGACGATGCCAACGCCATGGCCGAGAAGCAGCGGCTGCAGCTCGAGCAAGAGCGCGCCCAGGCATCGGCAGAGATGGCGGCCCAGCAGCAGGCGGCCTACGCAGTCACAACCACCACGGCCGAGCCCCAGGGTGCGCTGACAACTGAGCCGACCAAGCCGAAGGACAAGACCAAGGGCACGCTCAAGATCGCGCCCGGCGCCACAGCCATGAGCCAGGGCACTGGCCTCAACATCGGAGTCTGACCATGTGTGCAGGAGATGGCGGTGCTTCTGAACGGGCGGCGGCCGAACAGCGGCGCCTTGATGCCTTGGCGCGACAACGCCAGGACGAGCTGAACAGGCTTGCGGCTGCGCGAGAAGCGCAAGCGACGGCTCAGCAGGCAGAGATGGCTCGCCTCCAGCAAGCTCAGCGGGATGCGCAAGCCAGCCAGCAGCGCACCGTGGCCGAGCTGCAGGCCCAGGGCGACGCCCAGCAGAAAGAGATGGCTGGCCAGCGACTGGCAACCCAAGCCGCATCGCAGTCCCTGAGGGTGCTGGCCACACGCAGCACCCAGGCTGCCGCGCCGACAGCGCAGTCCAGCCGGCCCAAGCAGGAGACCCGCGTCAGGGCGACCACCGCAACCAACGATTTGCGCATCGGCTCTTCGGGCCGCGGCGCTGGTGTTGGCGTCAACCTCGGAGGCTGAGATGAGCTGCGCCAAGCGTTACAGGGCCCTGGAGTCCGACCGGAACTACTACCTCGAGCGGGCCCGCACGTCGGCGCGGCTGACCCTGCCGTATCTGATTCCGTTGAGCGACGAGCCTTACGCCCACCAGAGCCAGACTTTCCCCCTGCCATGGAATGGCATCGGCGCTCGGGGCGTTCACAACCTGGCAAGCCGGCTGCTGCTGGCCCTGCTGCCCCCGACTGAAACGTTCTTCCGATTCACGATCGACGAGATCGAGATGGCCAAGAGCGAGCAGCAGATGGCTGCCGCTGGCGCCAACCCAGAAGCGCTTGGCAAATCGAAGAGTGAGTTTGACCTGGCCCTGGCTCGGCTTGAGCGCGCAGTGCTGCGCAGCATTGAAACCAGCAACGACCGCGTCGCGGTTCACGAGATGCTCTTGCATCTAGTGGTTTCCGGGAACGTGCTGATGTACGTCTCGGATGAGGGGCTCAAGTGTTTCCACCTGAACCGCTATGTCTGCCGGCGCGACCTGATGGGCAACCCCATCGAAGCGATCGTCTGCGAACAGCTGTCAGTCGAATCCCTGCCTGAGAACGCGCGCAGGCTGCTCGAGGAACAGGACGGTGAAGTCGAGGGGATCGTCGATGACGACGCCATGCCCGAGTACGAGCGAAGCGTTCGCATCTACACCCACATCGAATGGGAAGGGAAGAAGGTCAAGTGGTATCAGGAGATCAAGGACCAAGAGATTCCTGGCTCACGCGGGACCGCCACCATCAACGAATCCCCGTGGCTGCCCTTGCGCATGTACCGGATCGACGGCCAGGGCTACTCCCCCGGCTATGTCGAAGCGGCGTGCATTGCTGACCTGCAGACCGCTGAGGCCCTGAGCCAAGCGATTGCCGAGGGCTCGCTGGTGTCAGCCCAGGTGAAGCACTTGGTCAAGCCCAGCGGCATTGCCAATCCCAAGAAGCTGGCCGAGGCCCCCAACGGCGCCTACCTGCCGGGCAATCCTGATGACGTCTTCACCATCCAAGTGAACAAGGCGGCCGACCTCAACGTGGCGGCCCAGGGCCTGGCCCGGATCGAGGCCCGGCTGGCCCAGGCGTTCATGCTTGCGGATGTGCGCGACAGCGAGCGCACCACAGCCGAGGAGGTGCGGCTGCAGGCGCTGCAGATCGAGAACTCTCTGGGATCGATCTACGCCATCCTCACGACCGAGTTTCAGCAGCCCTACGTGGCGCGGAAGCTGGCGATCCTGACCCGCAAAGGCAAGCTGCCCAAGCTGCCCGAGGACTTGGTTAAGCCGGTGGTCAGCGTTGGCCTGGCGGCTGTTGGCCGCGGCAACGATCTGGAGAAAACCGCCCGGTTCATGACCATCCTCCAGCAATCGCTGGGGCCCCAAGGCATTGCCACTTACGTGATGCCAGCCGAGCTGATTCGCCGGCTGGCTGGTGCGATGGGCATGGACATCATCGGCCTGGTCAAGACCGATGAGCAGCTGGCTGCCGAGCAACAGCAACAGCAGCAGATGGCCATGGTCCAGCAAGCGATGGCATCCGGCATGGCTGACCCGCAGAAGTTGGCCAATGCCGCAGCCACCACTCAGGAGATGGCGGCACCGCCGCCGCCCCAACCCGAACCCACTGAGCAACCCGCATGACCACGACCCCAGCCCCTGCGCTGCAAGACATGCTGGCCCCGGGCCAGGAGGACATGATTGATGGCTTCCTTGAGGAGCTCGAGCAGGAACAGCAGCAGCTGTCATCAGAGCCTGAGCCGCAGGATCAACAGCTGCTGGCTGGCAAGTTCAAGAGCACCGAGGAGCTCGAGAAGGCTTACCTGGAAGCCCAGAAGCTGATCAGCCAGCGGGGGCAAAAGGCGCTGGAGCCGGAGGAGAGCCAGCCGCAACTGACACCTGAGCAATACACCCCTGAGCTGGGCAAGCAGCTCTATGGCGACACGGTGGCCACCGCCATCGAGGCAGCCGAGATCAACCCGCTGGAGATGGCCGAGAAGGTCTACGCCGGCCAGGACGTCAGCAGCTATGTCGATGCCCTGGTGGAGAAGGGCGGGCTGCCGCGGCAGGTGGTGGAGACCTACCTGCAGGGCGTGGCCCCGGCTAAGGCGAACAGTCAAGAAATCCTTGACGGTTCGACCCAGGGCCTGGCCGACGCAGATGTGGCCGAGCTCAAAGCGATGGTCGGTGGCGACCAGCAGTTCCAGCAGCTGAGCCAGTGGGCCGTGGCCAACCTGGATCCCCAGGAGCTGGCCGACTACAACGCTGCAGTGGACAGTGGCAACAAGGCCGCGGCCCGCTTTGCCCTGAGGCAGCTGCAGGTGCGGGCTGCAAGTGGCGGGGCCCAGGAACCCAAGCTGATTGGGGGTGGCTCGGCGATCAAAGCCGACGTGTTTGAAAGCGATCAGCAGGCTGTCAGCGCTCGCAGCAAGCGCGGGCCAGACGGCCGCTTCCTTTACGAGACCGACCCGAAGTACCGGCAGTGGTACGACAAAACCCTTTCCAGGTCGAATGTGTTTCTGTAAGGTCGGAGCAAGAGTTGATCTGCAGGTGTGCAACTAATCGGGCCTCCTTAGGGAGATACCCCGATTCAGCCAAACAATTGAGCAGAGGCTCATCACCCCCTTAGGCCAATGGCCAACGCTTCTCTCGACCGGATTGGTCAAATCAAAGGCGCAGGTGCAGTTGACGCCCTGTTCCTGAAACTCGGCATTGCCGAGCTGCTGTCTGCTTTCGACCGCGCCTGCGTTTTCAAGGGCAAAGTTCGTGAGCGGAACATCAAAGGCGGCAAATCAGCTGCGTTCCCCGTGAGCGGCCTTGCTGATGCGGGCTACCACGTCCCTGGCACCCCGATCCTTGGGGCCACCAACAGCCCTGGCGACCGCAACGAGCAGATCATCAACCTTGATGGTCTGATGATTGCGGATCAGGTCATCTACGACCTGGACGAGATGATGAACTACTACGACGTCCGCCAGGACGTCACTCATCAGCTCGGCATGGCGCTGGCCCGGGAGTGGGACAAGCGCGCTGCCCGCGTGCTGTACGCCGCTGCCAAGACCACCACTGAGCCCCTGTCCAAAGCCGGTAACGCCGGCCGCATTGGTCAGAGCCAGACCCTCTCGGCTGGCTATGCCGCAGCCAGCGCCAACGCCAAAGGCGATGAGCTGGTCTCCAAGATCAGCGCGCTCAAGGTGGCCATGGCCAAGAAGGACGTCCCCACTGAGGACCTCCTGTGCGTGGTTGGCCCTGACGAGTACGACTATCTGCTGGATTCGACCCGCGCCATCAACGCGGACTTCAACGGTGCCAGCGGCGAGAACGGCTCCTTTGCTCAAGGCCGCGTGCTGCGAGTCAAGGGGATTCCCGTGATCCAGTCGAATCACGTCACCCAGGCTGCTTACACCAACGGCACCTACGACAAGAACACTGCCTATCAGCAGGACCTGTCGAAGTGCAAGGGCATCGTGTTTCACCGCAATGCCATCGGTGTGCTGACCCTGCGCAGCCCCAGCCTGCAAGTCACCCCTCAGGGCGGCGACTTCAACATCATGTACCAGGCCAGCTTGATGGTCGCCCGCATGGCGATCGGCATGGGTGTCCTGCGTGCTGAGTGTGCAGGTGTGATCGAGCTGCCCTAAGTTCTGTTGGGCGGATTCTGGTTGAGCCCCCTGCGCGGAACAGGGGGCTTTTTTGTGCCTGTCGATAGCATGAGGGCTGCACCCTTGCAGAGTTGCGATGGGCCTCGCAAATCAGGCCATCACCCCAGGCCGCACGACGCTGCTGGAAGCGGTGAACATCTGCCTGCAGAACATCGGCGAGCAGCCGGTCAACAGCCTGGAGAACCAGCAGATCGTCGAAGCGACGATGGCTGAGCGGACCATCCTCGAGTTTCACAAAGAAGGCCAGACCAGGGGCTGGAGCTGGAACACCGAGCAGGGGTACGAGTTCGTCAAGAACAACGCCACCAACCAGATCACGGTGCCGGCCAACGTGGTGTCGTTTGCGCCTGATGCCTACCGCTGGGCTGGCCGGTTCCAGCTGCGGGGCCAGCGGGTCTACGACAAGGAGAAGCGGACCTACAACCTTGAGGCCGGCATTGCCAGCCTTGAGGCTGACGTGGTCTGGCTGCTGCCCTGGGATGAGTGCCCCGAGGCTTTTAACCGCTGGGTGACCATCCGCTCGGCCCGGGTGTTCAGCGACCGGGTGCTGAGCTCTGACTCGATCTTCAAGTACACCGCGCTCGATGAGCAGATGGCTCTGGTGGAGCTACAGCGGGTCGAGATCGAGCAGGCCCAGCCAAACAGCCTGACGGGCGGCCCAGGGCTCAGGCCGTTCCCCACCTACTCGCCAGGGCTGGGCCTGCTGGGCCGGAACGAGGGCTATCTGCGTGGCTAATCTCGTCAGCTACACCATCCCCAACCTGATTCAGGGGATCAGCCAGCAGCCGGACGCGCAGCGCGAGCCGAGCCAGGGCGAGGTGCAGATCAACGCGATGAGCTCGCTGGCCGAGGGCCTGCGCAAGCGCGAGCCGTCACAGGTGATTGCCAAGGTCAGCAACACCAGCTTTGGCGACGTCTACTTCCACCAGATCCTGCGGGACGCCGGCGAGAAGTACCTGGTCGTGGTGGGCAAGACCGCGATCAAGGTCTTTGACCTGGACGGCAACGAGAAGACGGTCAGCGCGCCCTACGGCTACAGCTACCTGTCGTCGGTGGTGAGCGCCAAGAGCGACATCCGCGCCGCCACGATCGCCGACTACACCTTCATCTCCAACACCAAGGCGGTGCCGGCGATGGATGCGTCACTTGCGCCGGCGGTGGCCCGGCCATCCACGCACGAGGCCCTGGTGTGGGTGAAGGCTGCCAACTACGGCCAGACCTACAAGGTCAACGTCAACGGCACCCTGGCAACGGTGCAGACGGCTGTGGCCCCGGTGATCGTCAGTGGCTCGACGACCACCGAGAACCGCATCAGCACAGAGGACATTGCCGAAAGCCTCAAGACCGCCCTGGCCGGGGTGACTGGGGTGACGATCGTGCGCAAGGGGTCAGTGCTGCACCTCAAGAGCAGCAGCGCGATCACGGTGGCGGCCAACGATGCAAGGGCCAACGCCGACATCACGGCGATCACCAGCTCGGTGCAGGCGTTCACAGAGCTGCCGACGATTGCGCCCGAGGGCTACCAGGTCGAGGTGGTCGGCGACCCTGGCAACAAGTTCGATGGCTACTACGTCAAGTTTGTGCCCCGCACCGGTGCGGGGACTTTTGGCGAGGGGGCCTGGCAGGAGACGGTCAGCCCTGGGGTCGAATACAAGCTGAACGCCGGGACCATGCCGCATCTGCTGGTGCGGCTGCCAAGCGGGAGTTTCTACTTCGGGCCCGCCAACGGCACCACCCAGGGCGGCGTCGTCATCCCCAGCTGGGGAGAGCGCACCGCCGGCGACTACGACACGGCGCCCGATCCGAGCTTCATCGGCTACCCGATCCAGGACGTCTTCATCTACAAGAACCGGCTGGGGTTCCTGGCGGACGAGAACGTCATCCTGAGCCGCACGCGGGACTTCTTCGAGTTCTTCCCGGAGACGGTCACGGCGGTGCTCGACACCGACCCGATCGACCTGACGGCCAGCAACAACCGGGTGTCGGTGCTGCGCTATGCCATCCCCTACCAGGACGAGCTGATCATCTTCAGCGACCAGATCCAGTTCCGCTTCAACGCGGCCGAGACGGTCCTGACCCCATCGAGCGCCGTGATCACGGTGCTGACGCAGTACGAGATCGACCCCAACTGCCGGCCGATCCCGGTGCAGGGGACGATCATCTTCTGCCAGGCCAACGGTCAGTGGAGCCAGTTCCGCGAGTTCAGTGTCCGCGGTGCGGGAACTGCGCTCGTCGCCGATGCCTCCGATCTGACTGGCTACGTCAGCAGCTACATCCCGGCTGAGGTGTTCAAGCTGACGGCCAACGACACCGGCAACAGCTGGTTTGCGGTGTCGAGCAAGAGCGGCTTTGCCGACCGCATCTACGTCTACAAGTATTTTTACCGGAACACCGGCGGCGGGGCCGAGCGGGCACAGAGCAGCTGGAGCCACTGGCAGCTGACTGGCGCGGACAAGATCCTCTCGATCTTGTGCGTGCAGGAGGTGATGTATCTGCTGGTCGAGTACGGCAGCCAGGTGTGGCTGGAAAAGATGCGGGTCTCTGACCGGCTCAGCGACGTCACCCCCGACCCCTATCCGCTGCTGTTGGACCGCCGGGTGTCCACCACCACGGACACCCCGGTTGCGATCCGGGTGGCGTCGGGCACCTACAACGCGACGACCAGGCAGACCACTTGGACTCTGCCTTACACGGTTGCTGCGCCAACGCAGGCCTGGTCAGGCTTTGGGGCCGCAACCAACGGCGGGGTGCTGCTGGCAACGGCAACCAGCGGCACCACAATTACGGCCAACGGGGACTGGTCGGGCAAACCGATCTTCTTCGGCGAGCTCTACGACTTCGTCTACCGCTTCACGCGGTTCAAGCTCTACAAGGACGTCGGTGGCGGCAAGGCCGCGGCCAACGTCGAGCGCACTCAGGTGCGTCACGCCAAGCTCCGCTACCACGAGACCTCGTACTTCGAGGCCAGGGTCATGGCTGAGCGCCGTGACACGGCGGTCTACAAGTTTGACGGCACGGTGCTGGGCAGTCGCAACTCGAGCCTGGGCAGCGCCATGCCAGGCGGCTACGACCCCGAGACGGCCCGGTATTTCGAGGGGGTGTTTCAAATCCCGATCGCCAGCAAAGGCGAGAACTGCATCGTCGAGCTTCACAACGACACGGTCCATCCGTGCAAGTTCAGCACTTGCGAGTGGGTCGGACTTGTGACCAGCCAAGCCAGGAGCCTGCAATGAAGTGGTCTGAACCCACATCTGCAAGGGTGCAGCACATTGCCACCCACTTGCGCTATCAAGATGAGCTCGAGGTCCTCTACAGCCATGGCCTGGCGGGCAAAGACGCGGTTGAGAGGAGCTGGAAAAACAGCGCAATCTGTCGTTGCATAGATGGAGATGACGGGAGGCCAGTGGGGATCTGCGGCGTGAATGGCACAGAGATCTGGTTGCTCGGCACGGACGGGCTTCTGGCAACGCCAAGCCACCGCCGGCAGTTCATTCGCGGCGGGCGCGAGTGGGTCGATGGCCTGCTGGCTGACGGCCACGACTTCTTGGAGAACTGGGCTCTGGCGTCGAACAGCGCAACCCTGCGATGGCTGACGCATTTGGGCTTTCGGATTGATACCCCTGAGCCGAGGGGCCGCAGCGCTCAGCTGTTCTGTCACTTCTGGAGGCTGGCCTGATGGTGGTAATCGATCCCATCTCCCTTGCCTTTGGCGCCGCCAACATGGGCATGGGGATTATGGGCGGCATGGCCTCTCAGGCCGCGCAGCAACAGGACTATGTCAATCAACGGGCCTTCCAAGACGCGAACAACAAGTTCGCCATCTGGCAGGCCGGTTTTAACGCCAGGGTCAATGATGCAAATAACCAGTACAAGTACTGGGCGGATACGGTTAATTACAACCAAAGCCTTGCTTACACCAACGCGCTCAGAAATGTTGAGCTTGTAAAGGCTGCACGACAGGCAGACGTCGTTGGACAAACAAGGGCAGCTGCAGGGTCCAGCTATTTGCTTGATTCTGAAGCGATTAGCCAGCAGTTTGCTGAGGCCTCGATGCAGGAAGCTGTGGCGATGCAGCAGTATCGCTGGAGAGCGCTGCAATCTCGCGCATCTGTTCAAGCACTCAACCAGGAAGGCCAGAGCGTTGATCGCCTTGTCAATGACTATGCAAGGCAGCTCGGTGACTATGAAACGCTGCAGGCCATCAATCAGGGCATTCGTGGTCGGCAGTACTCACGTGAGCAAGCAGGCCGCGTGGCGCAGTACCTCAGCCAATGGAATAGCCAGCAGTTCTACGAAGAGCAGGGCTACATCGATCCGATTGCGCCTTTCGCGCCGCTGCCCACGCTGATGCAGCCAGGCGGCCCGACGATGACTGGGTCGCCACCCAGTGCTGCTGCGGGCGCTCTCAACATCGGCACCGCGGTGCTGGGTGGGGTCAACAGCGTCTTCTCGATGCAGAACACGCTCAACTCTCTCAAGATCCCCAGCAGCAGCTCGGGATCCGGCACACCAAAGGGGGTTTAAGTCATGGCAGAACGTCTTCCATTTGGAGAGGTCCGGCCAGGCGCCAGGCCCATCAATGCGTTCATTCAGCCAGCGCAGTTCAACACGGCTTCTGCGGCACGGCCCGACCAGCTCGGGAATCCTCAGGGCATTGTCACGCTGCAACAAGCTCGCACGCCAGATGTGCGGGGCTACAACCAGTTTGAGCAAATTGCTGAGGCCCTAGCGCCATTCAGCAAAAACCTGTCCTCCTTGATGGAGAGAGGGCTGGTCTCCTACGCCAAAGGCAAGATTGATGAGGGCTACGCCTATCAACTCAAACAGCTAGAAAACGAGAAAGCCAAGGCGACTCTCAGCCTGCAGGTTCAATCAGAGCAAGGTGCTGCCAATGCTGCTGGAACAATTGCCAGGCTGCAGAAGCTGGATCCCGCGGCAGCTCAACTGCTGGATGAATCCAACCCGTGGAAATTGATCGGGCGACGTCGGGCTCTGGCTCAGTGGGCTGGCGCGGAAATCGAGAACTCGCTCGAAAACGACCTGACCACGAATGCTGGCCTGCTTGGCACGCTCAAGCCGGAGAGCCCCGAGCTCACCAAGCGGCAGGTGCAACTTACCTCTCAGGTGCTGGGCCGTTTCCAGCTCAGTGGCGATGAGCCGGAGGTGCAGTTTTATGTCACCCCAAGGCTCAATAAAGCCTGGGATTCCTACAGAGAAAAGCAGCGAAAGTTTTACAACGATGCAGTTGAGGAATCGACTCGCAATAGCACGGTTGCAGCAACGGCTGCAACGGTGGAAGAGATGCTCACCAAGGGCGTCACCATCAACGGTGTCATCTACAAGAAAGGCTCGCCGGAGTGGATTCAATACGGCGGTGCTGCGCTGACGTATGGCTTGGATCAACAGTTGCGGCTGTTGGCTCCCGATGCCCGGAAGCGAACGGTGCAGTTCCTGCGTGAGCAGATCATCGGCACCTTTGGCAGCGACCCGGTGGCGGCTTCACTGCTGCAAAACATTCGCGCCGGCGACCCATCAGTCCCCTACGAGAAGCGTCCCACCTGGGGGGCAATGGCCCCACTGGAAACGCTTGAGCTGCAGGTGCGCGGCCAGGAGGCAGTTCAAAAGACTCACGACCTCCAGCAGAAGAGTGTTGAGCAGCAACTCGATCGGCTTTGGTACGCCGGGCCGGGGGGGCTGGATCCTGCGGACCCGGCTTACCCGTCCGCGGTCCTGAAGTTTCGCAACCAGGCCCTAGGCATGGGGTACCTCACCCCTGAGGAATACATCTCGAGGCGGGCCAAGGATCAAAGCTCGTTTACTCAGGTGGTGCGTCCTCCTGATCCGTTTGTGGTGGACGATTTCATCGTGCGGCTCGAGCAGTTGCCGCCAAGCGCGTGGACCGACGACCCCAACGCTTACCAGAACGCGCTGCAGCAGGCCCGGCAGATTGCCAGCCAAAACCCCACGCCCGAAGGGCGGCGGGAGGACTACCAACGCATGGTGGCGGCGGCCAATAAAGCGCGTGAGTCGGCCGGTGAGTTCGATACAGGCGTGAAAGAGAAGGTCACTGCGGCGGTGTTGCAGGACCTCGACAGCCAGGCCGTGCGCGAGATCAAAAGCCAGCAGAAGGTGAACGGCCGCAGCGGGGATGCTCTGGCGCAAGTGGTTGCCCAGCAGCTCTCAGGTGGCGCTACAGCCACGGCAGCAATCTCAGCGGCGTACCAGAACACCAAGCTCACCGCTGCCGCCAACCGGCTTACCAGCCTCTATGAGCGGGCGCTGTCCACGGCCATCCGCAATTGGAAAGCAGAGCACCCTGGCCAAGTGATGAGCCCGGCGGCTCGCAGCGTGGTGACGAGCGAGGCCGAAGCCGCGGTCCGCAACTCGCCCGAGTGGGCCAAGACGATGACTGACCTCACAGGTCGCAAGCCTGGAGAAGTGGGCCCGGGCAAGGTCGGGACGGACCCAAAGGCGGCTCGCGGGGTGCCTCAGGCCGGCGCCAAAACGCTCTCCGACGAGACGATCCGCACCTACCAGCAAAGGCCGGTGATGGATGGCCGGTGGTTGCGCTCAGAGCTTGTGAAGCTGCAGGGCAACAAGCCGGTGAGTCCTGAGCTTTACAACCTGGCCAAGCGGGCCAACACCAGCACCTTCCGCTATTTGCTCGAGCAGCTTCGGTTCTATCCCGGGCTTGATCCAAGCGGCGACGCAAAACGCTGGCTGCAAGAGAAGGTCAAACAACAGCGGGCAAACAACACGGTTTCCAGCAATCAGCTGCCCAGCTTCCAGGGCACAGGGATGGGGATGGTGCCTCTTGGCTACAACCCGCTGCGGCCTGGCGGCTGGCTGATGCGGCTGCTGACGCCCCCAGCCGCGGCCGGCACTCTGCCGCCTGCCTACATGCCCCGAACTGATGGGCAAGCACTGATGCCTATTGGAGGGAGTGGCATGAACGGCCTTTTGGGATTGATCCGCAGCGGTGAAGGGGGCTGGAACTCCGTCAACCGCGGCGTCGCCGGTGACTCGCCTGGCGGCATTGGCAACATCACTTCGCGCACAATCGGCTCTCTTGAGCAGATGCAGTCGAAAGGGCAGGTCTTTGCTGTTGGGGCTTACCAATTCACCCCTGGAGTGCTGGCCCGAGCTCGCCGCGAATCAGGCCTTTCTCCTGACGCACCATTCACGCCTGAGAATCAAAACCGGCTGGCAATGGCACTGATCGTCGGCAGCAAACGACCGGCGCTGGCGAAGTACGTCACTGGCAGGGGAAGCGACCTTGACGCGGCCCACTGGGACATTGCCCGCGAGTGGGCTGCGCTGCAGGCGCCAAACGGAAGGGGGGTCTACGACGGCGACAAAGGCGGCAACAGGGCAAGCATCCCGGCCAGCCGGGTGAGGGCAATGCTCGAGCAAGCCCGACGCGAATACCTGTCCCGGCAGCAGAGGAGCTGACCAATGCCCGCTTTCAACCTTGCCCCGATTGACGACGACTCGGCGTTTAATCCGGTGATCCCTGCCGCGCCCTCCCCTGCGCAGGGCGGTGGCGGCGGAGAAGCTCGGCCGCGCAAACCCGCCACCAGAGCCGAAACCAACCAGCGCATCGAACAGGCCGCTGGGCCGTTGAAGCCGTTGGCTCAGTTCATGAATGCCCTGGCCTCACCTGACACCAAGGCCGGGCTTGTTGTGGAGCCGATCAATGCGGTCAGCAAACTCGGCAACGCTTTCGGAGATTGGGTGCAGCGCAAACCAATTGATACCCGCGACGCATGGAAGATTCCTGATGCGGCAGCCAGGGCGCTCAATCCGTTTCGCATCGGGCCAACCTACGGAGAAGTGACCCCGGCCGATGAAGCCGGGATGCAACTCGGCGGCGCGATCGGTGGAGAGATTGCTGGTGCGATCACTGGGACCACAGTGTTGCGGCGGCTGGGCCAGGCGGCGCAGGTCAAACGCGCCGCTGACGCACTCAAAGCCACCCGAGCGGTCCGCGGCCTGGCGGTGGCCCAACGAGCCAACCCTGTCTTGCGAGCTGGCGTGAGCGTCACCCAGAAGGTGGGCGAGGCCCTGGTGGGCACCACCATGGCGGCGCCGTTCATCGACATGGATCAGAACCTCGCCAACGTCGGCGATGCGTTTGGACTGAGGCTGCCGGGCCGGGCAGAAGAAACCGACGACTACCTGACTCGCTTTGGCAAGGGCCTGCTGGTGGAGGGCATCGCCGCACCACTTGGGGTGATCGGTGCCGCCAGCATGGTTCCGGGCCTTCGCAAGATGATGTTCGGCGGGTCAACCTTCCTTGATGACCTGGCTGACGCTGAGCTAGCCCCCTACATGTATCGGGGCACGGATGCCCCGCAGCTGCCACCGGCAGCGCCTACGCCCCAGCTGCCCAGCGTGCAGATGCAGGCAGCAGCAGACGGCAGCCCAATCACACCAGCTCGAATTGACCTTGAGACCCCAGGCGGCCCTCTGCCTGCAGCTGGTGCGCCCGATGCTCCTGGCCTGCCTCCGTATCAGCCAGGCGGTGCGCTGGTTCCGACAACTCCGAACGGCAGCGCAATCGAGCGCTACCTCGACGAAAGCGTTCAGATTCGCCAGGTCGAGGAACAGCGCCAGCGCCTGATGTCGGCCGGGCTGGTTGAGCAAGGCGAAGCGGGCCAGCTTGCGCTGAAGGTGGACACCGGCAACCCCGAGGCCAGGTTCGAGATCGAGCAGCTGCAGCAGCAGCGCGGCCGATTGGTGGCACAGGTGGCCGCGGCCGACCCGCAAACCACTGAGCAACTGATGCAGCAGATCGATCAGATCGATCAGCAGGTGGCAGACCTGAACCTTTCCGGCACCACCGAAGGCTTTCTTGCGCCTCGCGGCAGCCGTCAGGGGCAACTGAACCTCGACACCAGGCCAGAGATCGACACGTACCTGGCCCAGCTCGACGAGCTCGACGATGCCCAGCTGCGTGAGATTCACGCGCGGGTGTGGCGCGAGGCCGGCGAAGCTCGCAACGCCGAAGAAATGGCTATCGCAGAGCAGCGAATTGCCGAGCTGAACCAGCGGTTGGCCGACATCGATGCGCGGCAAGCAGATGGAACGATTACGCCACGTGGCGCCAAAGGCCAAATCACCCGCGTGCAGCGCGAGCTGCAGACTGCACAGCAGCAGCTGCAAACGGTGCAGCAGAGGCTGCAGGCACCAGAAACGCTGGTGGGCCAACAGCTGGAAATGAACCTGCCGCAGCAGCTGGGCCTCGACCTGGCGCCAGATGTGCAGCTCCCCCCAATTCCCCAGGCCATTCAGCGCGGGACAGAGTTTGGCTACCAGACCCCCAACGACTACCGGACTGCGCTTCAGGCGTGGCCTCGGGATCTGCTTCGCCGCTTGGCAATGCCGGACTCTTCCCCAGAGGTGGCAGCACTGGTCAAAGCCCGCACTGGCCGGCGCGTGTGGCAGGCGAAGAAGCAGGACATCATCGATGCCCTTGTGGAGCTCAGTGAACGGCGCGGCAGCTATCTGCCGCCGACCCCTGAGCAGCTGTCCATGCCGTTGACGACCAACATGGCCGGCGTCGGCGATGCGCCATTGCTTGATGTCCCCGCTGACCTGAACACGACATCGCCAATGGGGCGGATTGTGGATGCCGATGGCAATGAGATCACCGTGCCTCTGGCCGAGTACAGGCCACGGGGGATGGATGCTGAGACGCGCGAACGGCTGAAGATGCAGATCTTGCGGCGCGCAATTGACAACGGCGAAGTTCAAGCACCGGTCACCCCGATCCCGAAGCGGCCGGCTGAACCCGAGTTTTTCAAGCAGCAGAACTTCATCGATGAGCTACTGAGCGACGAAACGGGCCAGATGGCCCTGATGTTCAACAACGATGCTTTGCCCATCTACAAGGCAAGCAAGAAAAACGCTGATGCGTTGATCGATGAGATGCGTCTTCGCTTCGAGTACAACCTGCTCGATGCAAAAGCAATGCAAGCGCAGAAGGATGCGCTGATGGCCGCCTACGGGTGGGATGGCTTGAGCTGGGAAGAGAAGAAGCGGCTGGGGCTGATGGGCCGCGGCATGTTCCGAATGTCAGCCGAAGACCTGGCTGCCCCCAGGGATACGTTCCGGCAGCCAACTCCCCAGTACGACCCTGAGCTCCCGATCACCGGCGAGCGCACTCCCCAGCCGTATCGCGGGGAGGGATCGGACCAGGCCGGGGCAACGCCACAGTTCACTCCAGAACTGCAGCCCAAGCCTGAGCGGAAGCCGGCGGTCTATGACACCAAGAGTGTGATGGCCAGCATCAACGGCGAGGCCGTTGTTGTCCCGAAAGAGGCCGTGCCTTCTCCGCCCAAAACCAAGGGCAAAGGCAAGGCCAAGCCCACCACGGCCGAGGCCAAGGCTGCCCAGCAAGCCCTGGCCGACATCCCCAAGGCGCGAGCTGAGCTCGCCAAGCAGCTGGAGGAGCTGCGCAAAAAATCCCAAGGAGGCTCCTGCTGATGGCTGACTGCAACAACCTCGCCCAACAGATCGACGAAATCGAGGCGAAGCTCAAGCAACTCGATGAGATGGAGGCCGCTGCCAGGGCCATTCTTGACCTGGAAGAGCTGCCTGCTGCTGGCAAGAGCGTGGCCAGGCTGCGCACCTACACCGGCCAGGAGATCGGCGTCTCCCAAGAAGCCTGGATCAAACAGGCCGAAACGGATCTGATTGCCAAGGGCGACAGAACGGTGAAGGACCTGGTGGAAATGGGGTTCCGCGACCAGGAGGGGCCTTCAGGATCCAGCGGTCGAATGATCAACTACCGCCAGTACGGGGTGGATTACAGCGAGCTCCCTCCTGAGCTCGAGAACGTCAACGCTTTGCTGGAAGTGATGGGCCTGCAGCGGGCCAACACAACCAAGGGCGTGGAGCTCAAGCAGCGCTTCAGCGAGTCTGTGGCGATGCGCAGTTTGATGCGCATGGCTCAGGAGTTTGGTGGCGATGCCCGCGAGGTGGCAACCGCCTTGGGGCGCCGGCTCAAAGGGATCGACAGGCTGCCGGCATCTGTGGTGCAGGTGGCCAAGGCTCGCTGGGATTCGGTGAGCCAATACGCCGACAAGCTGGAAGAGGTAGCCAATGCCCTGGAGGTTGGGGCTCTGACAGAAGAACTGCGGCTTCAGCTGGGCAATGCAGCGCAGTGGGCGCATTTCTTTGAGAACCTCGACAGCGCGGTCCGTCGCCGTTTGGGCCAAGCCTTCCGCGGCCTGCAGTTTGACTTCCGCGGCACCGAGATGGATCTGATCGTGCCCGATGCCAACTGGGCACGTCTGACGATGGCCGACATCAAAGGCGAGAGCCTGCTTGGCCAGACCCTGGAACACGTCGAGAAAGGTGACTTCCTGAAGCTGCGGCAATTGGCAGCAGTGGCTCGAACCAACAAGCTCACCCGCACCAACATGAATCAGGGGCGCTTGATGTCGCAGATCGCCCTGCTCAACAACTTTCGGCGCAACAACATGCTGCTGTCGCCGGGCACTTGGTTGGCCCGGAACCCGGTAAGCGGCGCGCTGGTGACCTTTCACCACGGCCTAGAAGACATCTTTGAGGGCGGGCTGCGCGTCGGCGCGATGGAAGCCTTAAAGGCCGCGGCTTTTGCCAACCGCGCCACGCTCGACGCTTGGCAGATGGCTTGGAAAAACGCCACCACCTACCTGGGGACTGGCAAGGCGCGGATGGGATTGGAGAACGCCATGGAAGTGGCGCCTGATCTGATCGAGAACGAAAAGCAGCAAATCGTCGATGCCCTCACCACAGGCTTTGCACTGCTGCAAGACCACACCTACTGGCGCAACACGGTGGGAGTTGGCCCGGCGGTGACGCTGATGAATGTGCTCAACGCCGCCACCAGCCTGACCCTTGGCAAGTTGGGCGAGCGCTTCCTTGGTTGGGATGGTGGTTATCTGCCTGCTTTCCGGCTGCTAGGCGCTGGCGACGAGGCAGTCAGGACCATGGCTTACGCATGGAAGGTGAACCACGAGGCTTACCTGCGGGCTGCGCAAGAGGGCGCTGAGACTGTGGACAGCGCTGGTCGGCGGATGGGTTCCGACTGGATCACTCAGCGTGCCGAACAAATGGCCGAGGGCTCCCTGTTTACCGGCTACATGAGCCAGGAGGACCTGGTGAAGTTTCGCCGCGAGCGCGGCATCCCAATGGGCGATGAACTCCCCGATGACGTGCTGCGGTTGCAGGCCTTCAACGACCTGAAGGGCGTGCCAAGGGCCGACACCGAGTTGGGCGCCATGGGCCTGCAACGAGCGGCCGACGTCACCTTCACCAACACGATCAAGGACCCGATCATTCAGGGCCTCGGCCTGACTCGGCAGAACGCGCTGGTGGCCTGGCAGCTGCCGTTCTTCAAGAGTCCGCTCAACTCCTTGCTCTGGAGCATCGATCGCACGGTGGTCCCTTCAGTGGTGAAGGCCCTTGGCGCACAAATGGAAAACGCGGCGCCTGAGGTGCTGGCCCAGGCCAGGGCCCAGGCGATCGTGTCATTGGGCTTCTTTACCGCCGGCAGTGCCCTGATTGCCAGTGGCGGCTTTGTTGGGGGTGGGCCATCCGACCCCATGGAGTACGACCGCTGGCGAAAGCTCAACACGCCCTACAGCTTCCAGCTCAACGGGAAAGTGATCCCGGCAGCCAGGTTCCGGCTTGGCGGGATCGATCCCATCGACATTCTTGGCCTCTACGCCGACATCCAGCAGCTGGTGCTTGAGGAAGGGATCAGCGAGGGCGACGGCACTAAGGCGCTGCAGGGCCTGGCGACAGCCCTGGCTCGAATGTTCAACAACAAGGCGAGCCTGCTGAACACCACCACGGTGCTCAATGCCATGACCCAGCCAGACCGCGCTGACATGGCCGACATCCTGGCCACCCAGATGGGCGGGATCATGCCGCTTTCTGGCTTGCTGTCGATGGTGGCTCGCGCGGGCCGCGATGCTTTGCAGGCCACCGATCGTCGCCGCTTCCTTTCCGCTGACGAAAAGAAGGCGCTGGAGATGGATCCGATCTACATCGAACACATCGCGCCGGTGATGGAGTTCCTGCAAAAAGTGGGCGAGAAAGTGGCTCGGCCGATCCCTGGGCTCAACCAGGTGCTTAGGGCTCCCGAGCGCGACGACTGGTTGGGCAGTGAAATCAAGCGACCCTTTGGCATCCCGGCCGAAGCAGTGATCCCTTTCATGCCGGTGATCCAACCCCAGGACAGCCTTTACCAGTGGTTGCTTGATGCAGGGCTGACAACCAAGCCAAGGCCCAACGGCCAGGTGGCACTGCCGAGCCCTGACGGCTCGGGCGACGTCGGTCTCACCATGACGAACGAGGAGGAGAAGTTCTACCGGGTGCAGATGCGCAGCATCAAGGCGGAGATCCCTGCCGAGCAAATGCTTGGCCGCGAACCCTACATGCCAATTGACACTTTCATCCAGGGCCGCGACATGCGCAGCGCACTGCGGGCGTTGAAAAACAACCCTGGCTACCAAAAGCTGCTGGCGAACGATCCGATGGGACCTGACCAGCGGGTCAACCCGGCGAAGTTTTCGGTGCGCAAGGAGAGCGAGCTCTACCGCCCCATCCAGGACATCATCGACTACTACGACCGGGCGGCGCTGATTCAACTGCTGACCAACGAAGACCCAGTGGCACAGGGCTTTGCCAAGCGCTACGGAGCAATGGTGAAGTACCGCTCAAACCAGTTGCGCACACGGATGGAGGAACTGTCCGGCCTGGGAGTTGGACGGCAGTAGCAGCTCCTTTAGCATGAAGTCTGCAGTAGTGCAGACGTCAAGTGCCTCTCTCCTACGCGCAATACGCGGGCAACGGGTCGACGACGACCTTTTCGGTCCCGTTCCCCTATCTGCTGAAGGCGCACGTCAAGCTCTACACGGGCTTCAACCTGCTGAACGGCACCTTCGCCAGTCAGCTGGTGGATGGCACGGACTACACCTGGACAAGTGGTACACAGGTGCAGACCACGGTCGCTCCGGCAAACGGCGTCACGCTGACAATCATCCGTGACACGCCGGACACAAGCCAGCTGGTGCAGTGGCAAGACGGCTCCAACCTGATCGCTGACGACCAGAACATCGCCGATCTTCAAAACCTGTACGTGGTGCAGGAGCAGCAGGACAGGAACGATTCTGGAATTATCCAGTCGACCAACGCAATCAACGCGGCGACTGCTGCGGTTGCAACAGCCAACACAGCGGCAGCGGCAGCGGCAGCGGCAGCGGCAGCGGCGTACCCTAGGGACGGCAGCGCTGCAATGACCGGCAATGTCGCGGTCGGAGGCTTCAAGCTGACAAATGTCGGCACTCCAGCCGCCAGCGCCGATGGCGCGACCAAGGGCTATGTAGACGGGTTTGTCAGCCAGACAGCCAACATTGCCAACGGAGCTGTCACCACAGTAAAGCTGGCGGACAGCTCGGTCACATCTGCGAAGATCGCCGATGGGACGATCGTTGCCGATGACCTGGCCTCCGACGCGGTAACCACCGCAAAAATCCTGGACAGCAATGTCACCACTCCCAAGATTGCAGACAGCAGCGTAACGACGGCGAAGCTGGTTGATCAGTCTGTTACCACTGCCAAGGTGGCAGATAGCGCAATCACGACAGGCAAGCTGAACGCAGCGGCTGTCACAGAAAATAAGATTGCAGCTAATGCAGTTACTGCTAGCAAGATCCAAGACGGCGAGATCACAAGCGCCAAGTTGAACTCATCGACGGTAGTCACTAACGCTGAGGTGGCCGGAGTTGCTCCGAATGACACCAGCTTCTACACAACATCTGCGTCTGACCTGCGCTACTTCAGGCAGGACAGCAGCGAGACAATCAACAGCGGGATGCCGTGGAGCGGCAGCGATGCCTTTATTGCAACGACCGCAGCGATTGACGCCAGGGTGATTGACCTGGTGGATGATGTTGGCGGGTTTGTACCGATCGCCAACGAAACCAGCTTCCCGGCGGCCAACCCAGACATCAACAACCCCGATGGTGCCGGAACGATTATCAGCGTCAAAGAGATTGTGACCAGCCGCACGCCTGCGGGCGGGACGGTCTCCATTGCCAATGGCTCCGGCTCAAACACGGTCACAATCACGGGGTGCGGCAGCACTGTTTTGGCCGCCGGTTTTGGCGTATTGGTCGAGACCACTGCCACGCTGCACACCTACGTGTTCCACCGGCTTGTGCCGAGGGCAACTGAGGTCAGCACGGTTGCAAGCATTTCAGCGAATGTCACGACTGTTGCTGGCATCTCGGCAAACGTCACCACGGTTGCAGGCATTGCCGCAGACGTGACCAAGGTTGCTGGTGTTGATGCCAATGTTTCAACGGTGGCCAGCAACATCAATACCTTGCTTGCGGTTGATATTCAACTGAATGGAGTATTTGGAATTGGTGTTCCTGGGGCAATTCTGTTTGGGGTTGGTCCAGTCGTGCCGCCTGGCGCGGCTTTTGCGGGGATCAGTTCAAGCGACTACTTCCCCATTCACATTCGTTCAGGGAGCTTCTGCTGATGACACTGCTTACAACTGCTGGCTTCCCGGCGACAGCAGGTCCACTGGTTACAACGCAAATCATTTCTGACTACCAGCAGACCGTCTCCCTGCGAAACACCGGGGAAACCATCGGCACTGCCGGCGCGCTGTTCTTCGGTGTTGGCCCAGCCATCCAAAGCGGTGTGCCGCGCGGCGTTGATGTCAACGACTACTTCCCCACTCACGCTGCTTCCGGCAGCTTCATGTAATGGACATCCGTTTTTACAAAGGTACGCCTGAGGCCAGTGTGGAGTGGCCTGTTTTTGCTCCTGACAGCGAACCTGAGTTTGTGCTGGTGGCGCTGGAGAACACGCTGGACCCTGACGCCAACAACCACACAGGCTTTGACTTCTACGGCGCCTACGGCTCTGACGGCTCAGTGATTGACGAGTGGGCCGCCGATCAGGAGGTGGAAGCCGTCGAGAAAGCCGCTCTTCCCAGCCCGCTCACCTTCTACCCCGCCCCCTTCAACGAGGCCTGATCCATGACTACCATCACCCCTTTGCTGCGCGTCAAAGAGCGCATTGTTGGTCCCTCAGGGATCTACAACATCCAGAACGAGTGGTACGGCTACGCCGACGAGTTCAAGTACACGATCGGCCTGGCGGGGCTGATGGGCTTTGGGGTGGGCTGCTGCCCGCCTGAGCTGCTGCCCGATGACATGGCGGCCCTGCCGGGCACAGAAGATCGCTTCAGCCCGAATTACGGGACCTACGTCCATTTACCGAGCGCTTCGATCCAGTGCTTCATTCCGGCGCACTTCATCGACATCCAAGCCCCTGGCAACACCAACGCACCGGACTTCGGTACCAAGGTGGTGATCTCGGATAGCCAGTCCGGCAACGCGGTGCTGGCCCGACCGTTCACCGATGGCGGCGCTTCGTTGATCGGAGTGTTCATTGACAAGTACCAGGGCAGCAATGTGAAGCCCGATGGCAGCGGCCAACCGAACCACACCAACGGCCCTGGTGGCACACCGCTGACGGGCGGGATCTTCGCCTCCAGGCCGCTGCAGTGGCCCGTGAGCCCGATCACCAAAGACAGCGGCGGCACAAACTTCAACAGCCCCTTCAGCCTGTGCAACAGCAGCGCGCTGAACGCGGCGATCACCGTTGCACCCACGGACAACCTGGGTGGCGTGTGGCAGCTGTGTGCAACGCGAGGGGCTGATTTCCTGCCCTGCCCGATCTGGACCTACACCCACATCGGTTTTCTGTCGCTGGCTCATGCGCAGGCCCTCCTGGACAGTGGCGGTGCCCCAGTCAGCGGCGCCACCGGCCGGGCCGCCTGGATGGATGTGACCCCCTACGCGCCCAAGGGGAACAACAACAGCGGCTCGGACGTGCAGAAGACCAGCCTGCAGTTCGCCCGCACCGACCTGACCGGCCATAACGGCTCTGGCTGGGCCGGCCGTGCCAGCCGGGCGTTCACCGGCGCAGCCAGGATCAGCGGGGCCGCGGCGGTGGAGCACACCACCCACAACGGCCAGCTGAGCGGGATCGTGGATGTCAATGGGAATCAGTGGGGCATCGCCCCAGGCCTGACGTCCGTGACCACCGGCATGAATGCTGCTGGGTACCGCCTGCTGCCTAGCTCAGTGGCCTGGAGCACGATCAACAGCAACAACGCCATCCGCGCTGCTGCAGGGCTGATCTCCCTGGCGGCTGAGAGCACAGCTTCCGCCGATGACGGCATCTGGCACACCGCTGCCAACGCTTACACCTATCTGGTGCCTGATGCCGGTGGGACATTCCATCCCACAAGCACCTGGGCCGCTAACGCCACCAGGCGGGCGATGGCGGAGTGCGGCATCCCAAGGCAGCTGGGCACCAACAACACCCAGGGCACCACGGGCGTCAACATCTTCGGCGGCGACGGTTTCTACCGCTCGCTGACCGCAGATTGCTTGCCGCTTGTTGGGGGCAACTGGACCCTCGCCGCCATTGCGGGTGTGTTCAGTCGCATTCTCAACGCCTCACCGTCGGGCGCCTCCGACGCCGTTGGTGCGCGGGCCGTGCGCCTTCTGTCCGCGTGAGCGGACATGTGGGGGAGGCGACAGCCTCCCCTTCTCTTCCAGAAGGCCTCGACAAGCGCCAAGAGCGTTACTGGCTCATCGAGCGGCGATGCAAGGACCTGTGCCTCTACCTCGACGTGCTCACGCGCAACATGCCGCGCTACGAGAAGTACGTCCTCAGCGCCAAGATGCGAGAGATCGGCTACCTCTGCCTGGAGCTGGCCATCGCCGCTAACAAGAAACAGCACAAGAAGACCGACCTCACCCGCTTCAACGTGCAGCACGAGTTTCTGCGGCAGCTGCTCAACCTGGCGGTTGAGGCCAAGTTCATCGAACCCAGGCGCCACCGCATTGCGTCCGAGAAGCTCGACGAAGTGGGCAAACTGCTCGGCGGCTGGCTACGCTCAGAGCTCAGGGCAGATTCCTGAAATGCTTGCCGATTGTTGGGGGCAACTGGAACAACACCGCCAATGCGGGTGTGTTCAATCGCAATCTCAACAACACACCGTCGAACACCAACAACAACAATGGTGCGCGGGCCGTGCGACTTCGACACAATCACGCCCAGCGTCGATCCTCACGGGGACCGGCCGTGACGTGTTGAAGGGAGGGAAGCTGTCCATGAGCCCACCCTGGGCTCTCAATAGCCGGGTCGGGCGATTCCAGTAGCGCAAGCGACCGTCTCGCCATGCCCCACAAACTCGGCAACCTTTGGCCCCAGATCGCAGACTATGACGCGCTTCTGGACGCCTGGCGGGAAGTCAAAAAGGGTAAGGCATCCAAGCCAAACATCCTCGCCTATCAAAGCAATCTGGCAGTCAATCTCTCACGGCTGGAAGCCAAGCTGCAAGCCTGTGAGTATCAGCCATCGCAGCATTATGAGTTTTGGATCAAAGACCCAAAGCCACGGTTGATTCAAGCACCGTTCCTGGAGGATCGCATCGTTCAGCACGCGGTCTGCAATGCGCTGCGGGTGCCGTTGCAGCAGCGGCTGATCTTTCACACCTACAGCTGCCTGATCGGCCGCGGCACCCATCGCTGCAGCGCTGAGCTGCAACGGATGCTGCGTAACCCCAAGTGGAAGTATTACCTCAGTCTGGACATCAGCAAGTTCTTCTACAGCATCAATCACGACGCGCTGTATGCAGAGATGTGCCGGCACATCAAATGCAGGCGCACGCTCGATCTGCTGTGGCGCTACATCACTGTCAACGGCGATGGGGTGGGCATCCCGATCGGGGCCAGCACCAGCCAGATCATGGCCAACATGGCACTGAATCCTCTTGATCACTTCGCCCGGCGTGAGCTGAAGCTCGGCACCTACCTGCGCTACTGCGACGACATGATCGCCCTGTTTGAAACCGCGGCCGAGGCGCACGCGGCCCATGCGGCCATGGATGCCAAGGTGCAGGAGCTGGGGATGCAGCTCAACAGCAAGAGCGGGGTGGGCTGGATCGCTGATGGCGTCGACTGGGTGGGCTACCGGCACTGGACCCATTACAAGTTGGTCCGCAAGCGGGCAATCAAGCGGCTGAAGCGCCGCTCAAAGGGCGGCTGCAGCTTGGAGACAACAATGGCGTACCTCAGCCATGCCAAGACCACCTCCAGCCTGAAGCACGTGGCTGGGGTGCTGTGGCGCGCCAACCCAGAGCAGCGTCCGGCGATTTACGACTGGATTTGCCGCCATCGCCATTGCCGTTAATCTGCAGGGGTGCAACTTTCTCGCCTGGTGGATCCAGCATCGGTCATTGCCTTGATCGCCCTTGGCGGGTCCGGTGTGGCCGCGCTTTGGAAAATCGCCAACGGGCTAGGTCGCTTTGAGGCCCGAACCAGCACGATTCTGGAGGGCATTAAAGAGATGCTGCAGGACCACGAAGAACGACTTCGCCGCGTTGAGAGGCAGCCCTAATGGATCGTTTCGCCGACTACGTAGCACTGGCAGTCGCCATCCACGGCGTTGCCTTGGTGGTGGTCAATATGACCCCCACCCCCAAGGACAACGAGGCTTTGGACAGCTACACCAAAGTCATCGTCAAGGCCTACAGAGCCATCGAAATCTTGGCCGGGATCATCAGTCCTAGGGTCAAGCGTTGAGGCCATGGCCAAGTCAAAGACCAACCAAGGAGAAATTCACCGCGAGCCCATCCGCAAGGTCACCCGCCAAGGCAACGGCCGCGGCAGCAAGCCCAGCCACGGCCGCAAGCGCAAACGCGGCCAGGGCTAGATCACGGTCTTGGCCTGGTAGTTCGGGTCGGAGGGATCCAGGGCGCTGCTCTGCGGCTCCTCAGGGTCCGGACCTGGGACTTGCAGCTCGTCAAGCCAGGCATCGAGCATGGCCCTGCTGGCAGTCCCTGCAGGCAGCCTGAGGGCCTTGCGCACGTCCTTGGGGCAACCCCGCAGCACGCTGGCCCCGTTGCCGTAGACGACGTAGAAGATGCCGCTGGAATCCCGGCAGGCCTCAACAGACATCTGACCGGGCAGCTGCAGTCGCTGACGCTTCATGGAGGGCAAACTCAGTAATCCCAGCGGGCGCGGGGCCGGCCGGGCCTGATGCCGACATGGATGAAGCCCTTGGGCGCCCCGTAGCCAAGGCTGTAGGGCCAGTTGACGTCGGCCCAGCGCTGCAGCTCTGTGACGGACATGCCATCGAGGTAGAAGTCGATCGCGCCCGTGTCGGGCTTGTCGTAGAGGTGCTCGCTGCGCGTGGCCCCACCCACCTGGGCGTTGATCTTCGGGGGGCGATAGCCAGAGGTGATGATCACCGGCCGCTTGAAATGGTCCCTGGCCTTCTGAGCAAATTGGCAGAGCAGCACAGCCGTGTCGCATTGGTGCTGCCGGTGAAATCGGCGTGGCTCTGACTGCAGCGCAATCTCGCCATAGGTGATGTTGGGCGTGATCTGATGGCTGAATGGCGAGGCAGGGGTAAAGGCGGCCTGCTGCTGCGGGCCGTCTTTGAAATCTTGAACCCAGTCAGCGCTTTCAGTCAGCAGGCAAGGGTCAGCCTGTTTGATCTGCTGGCCCAGCTTGATGATTGCCTTGATCTGGTGCTTTTGTGACTTGAAGTTCTCCCAAAATTGCAGCCACCGTTGATCGGTGAATTGCACCTGACTGACCGGCATGATGGGTTGAACTCTGCACCCATGTAACCGTGGCTGACCTGGCCAAGGAACTCGAAGAGCTTCATGCGTCCGTGGTCCGGGCCGTGCGCGAACGGGTTGACCGCGGCGGCTACGACGACGAAGGCAACCTCAAGCCCACCAGCAACGACGATCTCCGCGTCGCGCTGCAGCTGCTCAAGCAGAACAGCATCACCGCCAACCTGGCGGAAAGTGATACCGCCAAGCTGCGCTCAAAGATGGCCAGCAAGCTTGATTTCTCAGCCCTCAAGGACAAGGCCAACGTGGTGCCGCTGGTTCGCCCCGACGACACTGCTACCGCTTGACGCCCCCATACGCCCGGCCCTTGACCTGTGGCTTCCAGCCCAAGGCCAACGCATCAATGTTAGATCCGGTCTCGTCAAACCAGGCTTGACGCATCGTGTCGTCTAGCTCTTCCTGCCGGGCTGCTTTGGCCTTCTCTTGGTCCTGGGCCGCGGCATCGGTGAAGAACTTCACCCCCAGGGCCAGCGCATCGATCCGGTCGTCAAACGTCAACGCGCCGCGCTCAACGGTGATGCGGCTGAGCTGATACATCAATGACCGCTGGTGACCCGTCTCCGGGTCCCGCTCGGCATCGTGATAGTCGCGGCGAATCAGCTCGCTGCTGACCACCAGGCGGTGCTGCTGCACTAATGGCGCAAGAGTGTCCACGATCCGCCGCTCTTTCTGCTGGCTGACGCGGACTTCTTCGATCGAGACCGGGTGCAGCTTGTTCATGGCCGGCGACAGCAGGGCCGTGAACATGCCGTCGCCCATGTTGCTCTCAGCCACGCAATAATTGACCTGCCAGCGCTTGGCCCTGGCCGCCAGCATCGACAACACCTCTGGCTCGTAGCCGCGCGTTGTGCCGCCGCTCTCGAGCAGGAAGAAGTTGCCGTTGAGCTCGGCAATCACCGCCCAGGCCAACTCATCGCTGCCGCGGCCCGAGGGGTCGATCGCCAACACGCACCGCCACGTCTCCTCCTGCGGCACCCAGCCGTTCACCACCGCTGGACGGTGGTAGTAGCGGTCGGCGCCCAGGCCAACGCACAGCAGGTCTTGAATGCGCTGCTCAGGCGCTGAGGCCCACACCACCACCTCCGGCAGCGCTTTGCCGTCCAGGTCCATGACCATCAGGTCACCTAACCGGATTGGGTAGCGGTCCAGGGTGCTCAGCCGGCAGTTCAGCTGGAACTGCAGCTGCACCGCGGCCCGGGTCATGCGCGTTTCGCGCTTCAGCAGCTCGTGGTGACCAAAGCGCTCAGGGTCAGTTGGCTCTCCCGCCAGGGCAGGGTTGCTCTGCACCTGCTCGGCAATCGCAGGGGCCAGGTTGCCCTCGTAGCAATCCCAGTCGTCAGGGTCTAACGGATCTGGGAACCGCGCCGGCCAGAAGCGAATCGAGTAGTTCCGCTCGCGCACCAGCCGTAGGTACAGCGAGCTCTCTAGGTGAGGAGTCCCCAGGTACCGGATCTGTCGTGGGAACACCTGCCGCAGGCCTCCCTGGGTGTAATCCCTAGGTGCTGTCGGGTCAAACCCTGGGTCGTCCGGCTTGATGATCGCTTCCAGCTCGGTCACTGCCTGCGCCAGCCGTTCTTGCTTCAGCGGCGTGATCGAGTTGTTCAGCGTCTCGATGTCGTCCGGCAGCGCCAGGGTGCAGCGCTTGCCCGTCAGCGATGGCGACAGGATCCCCACCGTGCGGACACTGGGGCTCTGATCGATCACTGCCGGGCCCACATCAAACGCTTTGATCGACGAACGCCCGTCCGGCCGCGGCTCCAGGCACCGCAGGATGTCCACGTCCCGGATGCACCGGGCCATGAATGTCGCCACCTCCTCCGCTTTCTCGGCAGTGGCAGCAGGGATCAGAATCTTCTCGGTGAACGGGTCATGGCGCAGCCGCCACAGGGCATAGCCTCCCGATTCAAAGCTCTTCCCCAGACCCCGATAAGCCGTGGTGATCGAGCGGTCCGGGCCGTTCTCCAACCATTCCGCCACCTCCAGCTGCCGCAGGGTGGGGGTGTCCGCCAAGTTCAGTTCCCGCAGCAGGTAGCAAAGGAAGTGCGGAAAGGGCCAAAGCTCAGGCGGCAGCGGCTCCCAATTCATGAAGAGAGCCCTCCCACCAAAAAGGAAGGAGGGCTCTCCCAACAACCACCACCAGGCGCAAAACCTGATGGCGTGCCTCCCGGCACCACCCGGGTGGGCTTTGGCACCTTAGCCATCCACAAACGCTTCATTCACATCTGTTGTTGCCGGGTCATCGCCCTCGAATTGACCCTTGGCAGTGCGCGCCCGCGTCTTTGTGGCCGGCTTCGCTGGGGCAACACAGCAAGCTCCAGCAAGCGCAGCTGCAGCTGCCGCCACCACTTCTTCAGGGACATCGCTGCCGTATTGCTGCAAACCGAGGCGAATCCGCTCGTCGTTGCTCAGATACATGGGTGGAGAGCAGATGACAAAAGGCTACCCATTTCACGTCTCCTCTTCCAGCGAATCCTCGAACTGTTGCCACAGATGCCCGCGGCGTCGTGGCCCACCCACTGATGCCAGGAATGGGTTGATCAGGAAATACGTTTCCCCCGTCCGCCGATCAACAACACGACGGACCAGGTTCTCTTTCCGCAGCCGGGTGATGGCACTAACCGCCACCGGCAGCTTCACCTGCAACCGCTCAGCGATGTACTTGGTCGTCACGTGCGCTCTGCCGCTGCGCCAGTTGACGTAGTTCATCAGCACCAGGAACACCGCCGCGTCCCTTAGCTCAAGCCGGCGCTCGCCCAGCAAGGCAATCGTCGAATCCAGGTCGCGTTGATGGACCATCACGAAGTTCTCGTCACCGTCTTCCCTAGGCTTCATGGGTCAGTACCTGCGCTGCTGACGGACCTGACACCTAGGAGTCATTCCTAGGTGTGACGTTGCCCCCGCTGGATGCGACCCAGTAGGGGCAATGGGTCTTGCTTGTCCAAGATTAACCCCTTAGCAACACAGGTGGAGAGCATTCCTTCCCCTGCAACCCCCTCTCAACACCTCCTCTGATCTCTCTACTGGTCAACTACAGAGATCCAGCACAACACCCGCCCACTGCGACGCCCCAACCCCCTCGCAAACCCAGCCCCAACCCCGCCCTAACCCCTCTGCCAACTCGCTGCACACTCCCGTTTTTGGGTCGCGTGATTAGGGGGTGCCCCCTCCCGGCGCGCGCGGGCAAGCCCCCCGTACGGGGTGGCAGCGGCCCTGCAGCAGCCCTGGGGGAGGGTGGGCCTAGTGGTGTGGGCCCGGGGGACTGAGAGGGGCCCTGCGGGGGCTGCCAGCCCTGGTGCGGGGTGCGGCTGCAGCAGGTGCCGCAGACCTGGGGCCTGAGGGCCTGCCGTGGCTTGCTTCTCAGCGGACAGACAAGCCGCTGCGACCTGGGGCCTGCCTGCCTGCTGGTGGCGGTGGTGGCTGAGGCCTGCTGGTGGTGGCGAGGGCTGCTGATCAGGGCCTGCTGGTGGCCGCTGCCAGGCCTTGGGCAATTGCAACGTTTTGTTACAGCTTGAGAGCGTCGCCCCACCAGCAACATCCCACCAGTGGAGAGAACCTGTAGAACGTGGGAACTGCTCACCACAGATGCAGAGCAGTCCAACAACCACCACCACCGACCAATGACAATCCTGCGAACCGCTGAATCGTTCGGCCATTTCCGGCTGACGGCTGAGGTGATCACCGCTGAGAGCTGCGAGGCCGGCGACGCTGCAGAGCGTGGCTGGCCTCGCAGCTGGGGGACCTTTGCTGATGAGTACTGCGACAGCTGCTGGGACCTGAAGGATCTGGCTGATCTGCTGGGCCGTGGTTACAGGCCTGAGGGCGATGGCAGCAGCCTGCCGCGGTGGCTGACCTTTGAGGCCAGCAGCGATGACCTGCTGTGCCCTAGCGAGGGCTGGCGGTTTCTGGCTGATGAGTACGGGCCAGACCGCGATGAGCAGGTGATCGGCGGATCGATCAGCGTTCACCGGCCTGGTTGGGTTTCTGACGGGTCCTGGTCTCGGATTTGCCGGCTGCTGGGGTGGAGGCCGTATCGGTTCGGCTGAGCTCTGCCCGAGGCCCTTCCGGCTTGCCGGTGGGTCTCCTGCAGGCCTCAGACCTGCCCAACAACCACCACCACCGCCAACCATGACCACCACCACCGCAAAGGCCCGCAAAGGTCGCAAGCCGTACGACGGGCCCACCGCTGAAGAAAAGCTCTGCAGCGCACTTGTTGAGCTGCTTGAGAAAGGCGTTAACCCATGGCGCCGAGACTGGTCGCAGCTGGGCCAGCAGGGCCAACACCGAAACCTGCTGACCGGTGCCGCCTACAGGGGCAGCAATCCGGCTGTGTTGGAAATGTGGTCAGCCTGCCGGGGGTTCTCTCTGCCGTTATGGCTGGGCAGTGCTCAAGCCAAGGGGGAGGGCTGGTTCCCTCGCAAAGGAAGCAGCGGCTGCTACGTGCTCAGGCCTCAGCTCAACAAGCGGGAACAGCAAGACGAGACCGGCAAGCCGGTTAAGGGGCCCGATGGCCAGCCGCTGATCAGTGCCTGGGTTTCGTTCAAGCCGGTGTGTGTGTTCAACGTCGCCGATCTGGTGGGCAGCACACCAGAGGCCCAGCAGGCCCTAGAGGCCCGCATCGCTCAGGCCCTCGGCTCTGTGGTGGTCAGGCCTGAACCAGAACGGCTGGCAGCTGCTGAGGCAGTCCTAGGGGCCTGGCCGGTGCCCACCACCTGGGCTGGTGATCGGGCTTGCTACAGCCCTGCTGCTGACGCGATCACCATGCCCAGCCGTGCTCAGTTCGCCACGGCGGCTGGCCTGTATGCGACCTGGGCCCACGAGCAGGCCCATAGCACCGGCCATAGCAGCCGGCTGGGCCGTGACCTGTCTGGCAGCCATGGCAGCGAGGCCTACGCCAGAGAGGAACTGGTCGCCGAACTGGCCGCCTTTCTGATCTGTAACCGGCTGCAGATCAGCAGCAGCACTGAGAACCACGCCGCCTATCTGGGCTGCTGGGCCCGGGTGCTCAAGGCAGGCCCGCGGGTCCTGTTCAAGGCCCTGGGCGATGCCAGCAAGGCCACCGCGGCGATCTGCGGCCCAGACGTCACAGAAAACGACGCCTGACCAGCAGACGTCTGCACTGGGCCCAGCTGGGCCCTCTGCAGGCCTCTGACCTGCTCAACAACCACCACCACCACAACCCATGGCCACCACCACCACCGCCACAGAACAGACCGTGACGATCACCCTCACGCCTGAGCAGGCCTGCACCGTGCACGCCGCCTTGATCGCCGCGGCCACCAAAGCGCGAAACCAGCAGCTGCATTTCCTGGGGCTGCATGAGTCCGCCAAGGTTGGGCCCGAAACCAAAGCCCTGGCCTGGCAGGCCTACAGGACCTGGGCCAGGCATGAGGACACCTGCGCGCAGGCCTGTGACCTGCTGCAGCTGGCAGGCCTGCCGCTGTCGTTCTCAGCCTTTAACCGGTTCGGCTGACGCCTGCCCGGGCACCTCCTGGCGCCTTGCCGGTGGTGCCCCTGCAGGCCTCTGCCTGCCCAACAACCACCACCAACACCATGGACCATCTGACGACCTGGGCCCAGCACCACGGCACCGCTGCAGTGGAGGCACTGATCGCCGCCCATCCCAAGGCCAGCGCTGATCACATCCGCCAGCTGGCGAACCGCTGGCACGCAACCGAGAACCTTCCCGGCTGGCTTGCTGTGGTCACTGACGACGGCGACAGCGCTTGGGCCTTAACGCCTGACGCCTGACGCCTGGCCAACCAACAACAACCACCACCACCTCAACCGATGCGCACCACGCTGCTTCCAACCCTGTCAGCCGCTGCCCTGTTTTTCTGGGCCATGGTGTCCCTGGCCGATCAGCCGGTGCCAGCGCCACCAGCTGCAACAACTGGCACCGCGGTGACTGAGCCAGCCCAGCCGTACCGGCTGCCTGATCGCCGGACCATGACCCGGTTCCCAGGCCCGTGACCTTTGCCCGGAGGCCCGTGACACGTCGCCTGGCCTCCCTGCAGAGCTCAGCTCTGCTCACACAGAGGAACCCACATGGACCACCTCACCATCAGAGAACGGGTGGCAATCGCCAAGCGGTCGCCAGCACGGATCTCCATCACCGTCAGTTACCAGCTGCATCAGCAGTTGGTTGATCGATCCATCGACCAGGGGCGCAGCATTTCAAACCTGTGCGCCTATCTGCTCGAGACGGCCATGCCAGTCGAGCACTGACACCACCGGGCGGCGCCACTGGTGCCGCCCTTCCCAACAACCACCACCATGACAAGACTTAAAGCTCTGCACGGATGCAGAACCATGCCCAACCTCTCCATCTCTGCAGAGGAAGCGGGTCTGCTGGTTGAACTGCTGAGGCCCAGGGCTTGCCTGCTGGCCGAGCTGCTCGAGGCTCAGGTTCAGGGCTGCCCGGAGGGCGATGACAGCTGGGCCGATACGGCTGACGCCTTGGCGGTGGCCAGCACGGCCCTGATCAAGCTCTCCAACGCCTTGGTTGGGCAGGAGGCGGCATGACGACGCCTGTCACCCTTGCCGGCTTCCTGGCGGCCCTCAGGCAACGGAATAGGGCAGTCCCAATGCCTGCCGCCGAGGCCCTGCTGTTGATTGCCTCGGGGATCGACAACATCCCTGCGCTGCAGCAGGCCATGCGCGACCCCGAGGGCAAGCCACTGCCGCCGGCCACGGTCAACCGGCTGATCTCCCTGCTGCGTGGCCGGGCCCGGTACAAGCAGGGTCGCTGGGTCGAAAGCCCGTTCACCCTGCTGGACGTGCGACCGCACCCGCACAGAAGAGGGCTGCAGCTGCAGCTGAGTGATGCGGGGCAACAGCTCATCAGCTCCTATTTTGGGTCGTACAATTGTACTAGCAACCTAGGGGGAGAGCTATCCACGTGCGACGAGAAAAGCCAGTGACGCTCTACCTTCTCGCATCCCTGGAAATGCCTGCAGGCCAATCACTGCAGTGTGTTTCTCTCTACGTGGAAACACTTGGAAACCGCAAAGCGGTCTTTCTCCACCGGTGCCAGACTCCTAGGAGTCACAGGCGCTATGGCCCATGGATCTCCATCAGCTGGGGGTCGCTCTGGCTGCTGCTTCCGTTCTCAGCCCGACGTCCTTCCCTGTCCACCACCTCGAGGTCTTCCTCTACGTGGCGCAGAAGGGGCGCTGCACGTACGAGGACATCCAGGAGGAGCTGAACCTGTCCAACAGCACCGTCTCCAGGACTGTCCACGCCCTCGGCGTGATGCACCGCAAGGGCTACAAAGGGCTGGGCCTGTTGAGCCTTGACCGCGATCCAGAAGAGGGACGCCGTTTTCTTGTCTCCCTTTCGGACAAGGGCCAAAAGCTCAAGCGCCAGCTGGAGCTGATCTGAGCCCACGTTCTCCCAACAACCACCACCACCAAAACCTGATACCCATGGCAGGCTCTGTTCGCAAAGCCTCGGACGGCAGCTGGATTGCTGACGTCTCGATCAATGGCGTCCGCAAGACGGCCAAGTGCAAGACCCGCGCCGAGGCCCTGGCCCGCAAGCGCGAGTTTCTTGACCTGCTGCTGAAGCGCGAGGCCAAGCAAGTCCACCGCTCAGTGTTCACCCTGATTGAGGCCCGGGCGCTGTCGCTGCGGATCCGCTGGTCCGGCATGGCCTACGAGCGCACGGCCGCGATCTACAGCCAGGAGGCCGTCAACTACTTCGGCGCGGCGTTCCCCTGCGAAGAGCTCACAGCCACGCTGGTGGACGAGTGGCGCCAAGCCCTGGCAGCCAAGGGCAACAAGGCAAGCACCATCAACAAGAAAGTCGCATCCATCCGGGCCATGCTCAGCGATGCCCACCTCCATGGGCACCTGGCGGAAGTGCCGCGGATGCCCCGCCAGCTGCGGATGCAGAACACCAAAGACCGGGTGTTCAGCCCCGAGGAAGTCGCCGGGTTCTGCAGGGTGTTCCGGGAGCTGGGCGAGCCTGCCGCGGCCGATCTGCTGGTGTTCCTGCTGGAGACCGCCTGCCGCTGGGGCGAGGCCGAACGGCTCAAGGGGAAAGATGTGGACCTGATCAAAGGGCGCGTCACCTTTTGGGCCACCAAGAACGGCAAGCCTCGGTCTGTGCCACTTACCCGCCGGGCTGTTGATGCCCTGAAGAGTCACATGCCTGCGGTGCGGCTGCACCGGGTCTGGCCCTACAGCTACAACCGCTTCGAGTACCTGTTCGATCGGGCCAAGGACGCCATGGGCCTCGGCGAGGACCGGGCCCTGACCATCCACACCACCCGGCACAGCTGCGCCACCCGCCTGGCCAGCAAGGGCATCCCCCTGCACCAGCTGATGGCCTTTGGAGGGTGGACCTCCCTGGCGTCGGTCCAGAGGTACCTCCACCTGCACACAGACGCCTTGGCGAGCTGCGTGCAGGCCCTGGAGGCCTGAGCCATGGCCACGCTGCTGCTGCTGGCCCAACTGGCCGGCCCTGCGTGCGGGTGGAACTACGGGGCTGAGATCACACCGGAGAACAGCCCCTATGTGGGCTGCGTGGTGCCCAGCAAGACCGACCCAGGGGGCACAAGGTTGCGCCTGGAGATGTTCTCGCCGAGCGGACTCAGGGCTGAGCCTGCTCGCCCGGATTGGCTGGTTCCGGCGAACCCCTGACCCAGGGCGGCCGATTTCTTAATGCTTTCGAGCCGCAATCTAATTTTGCGGGCCTCCAGCGGAATGCGTCCACCGGATCCAAAAGTCTGCGTTTCGACTGCCGCAGTCTGCGGGGTGGCGCAGACCCCTGGAGGGGGTCGAGAGCCTGAGAATGGTTCTCGTTTTTGAAGCCCTTGACGAGACTTGAACTCGTGACCTCTCCCTTACCAAGGGAGTGCTCTACCGCTGAGCTACAAGGGCGTGTGGTGGATGGGCCGGGTTGGATTTGAACCAACGTAGGCAGAGCCAGCGGA